TGTTACGGATTTCAGGCATATCCACCTTGAAGAACCTACGCTGCCTGCCGCTCACCGGACCTTCAGGGTCCAAAATCTGCTGCCGATCCTGTGCAAAGTACGAACCTTGGTAGGAGTTATCAATCCGCCCGTCAGGCCCCTGTACCCCTCCAGACGGAGTCATTGCACCGCTTACACCACTTAGAACGCCGGAAGCGGCCAGCATGGGAGCGGCCTTAGTGATAAAACCCGGAGTGCCCGCAGGGAGACCTGCTTTAGCAGCGTCACCAAAACGCTGAGCGAAGCCAGCAAGACCTGTCTTAGCCGCAGGCGCAACAGCGGTTGGAATGACTTGAGTAGCACCGGAAAGTGTAACAGGTGCTGCGGCTTGAGTAGCCGCGCCAAGACCACCGCTGACAGCACCGATACCAGCAGGAGCAGCGCCAGCACTTACAGCGCCCGGAACGACTTGGGTAGCACCGGAAAGTGTAGCCTGCGCAGCAGGGGCTGTAGCAGCGCCAAGGGAACCGGCATTACCAGCGACGTTAGCAGCAGTAGTCGCTTTAGCTGCCGCAGCCGCTTTGCCAATACCAAGTGAGCCAGCTTTCAACCCCGCAGCAGCACCAAGTGTAGCGCCGCCGTACGCGCTAAGGCCAGCCATGAGGCCCTTCTTAAGATCACCCGTGATTGCAGCAGTACCCCCACCGATAAGGAGGCTCGCGGTCATCGGGTTAATAAGGCCACCAGTAAGCGGCGTAGCAATCGCACCCAAGATCATAGGCAGCAGCTTACCGAGGAAGCCAGCTTCAGCGAGGCCCGTCTCAGGGTTGACCGTAAGGGAGCCACCATGTGCCATGGCGAGAGCCTGCAGCCCACTGACTTCACTCGGAGTCATGTGCACCAGCACAGAGTCGTCACCGCGACCCTGCGACTGGATATGCTGCGCCATCTGCTGGTTCATGGTATTACCTTCTGCTCGTCTGGACGCTTATATTACCAATTTGCCCAAAACCAAAGCCCCTACGCATCACACAACCTCAGACGTAAATTCAACCTGCACGATAACCGAAGGTGTAGCCGGATGCGCGGGGGTTGTACCCGGAACAGCGGTTACCGCTGGGAAATGTTCTATAGACACACCTACGTCAGTGACATGAAACATAACTTGGACGTAGTCATTTGCAGCTAGTTCAACCATAATCGACGTTGTAGCTATAAGGTGCGACGGATTACCAGTACCTTTACGCGCTACAATAGAAAACCGACTATTAGTATCAGGAACATCGGTTCCGTTTTTACGCAACCAGATGTCAATATCTTGCGCGGCGTTAGTGGTGTTCTTAAACTGGATACTAAAGGTGACGGTGTACACACCTTCGGTCGGCACTGTGAGCCGAGAGCCACTGCTTAACGTGACTCCACCGGTAAAATCTGACGCATCATAAGTAATTGCGTAAGCAACGTCGATTGCGGCTGCGGTTTGATCGGTCTGGCTTTGAAACTGCCCGTAGGGGAAAGATAGATGTACACCACTCCCATAGAAGAAGTCGGCTGTATACTGCTGCGCGTTGTTGGGGGTACGCGAGTCAAGCTGGGAGAAGTAGTTTTCCATCACGCGGAGGACCTGCCGCATATACTGCGCGTCCCACCTTGTGGGTGGGTTAGGCAGCGGGGGGAACCGGAACTTGTCCATCGCCATTAGCGGGAACCATCCTGACGGGCATCAAGGCGCGGCGCACCAAGCTGCCATTGAACACCAAGGTCATCAGACTGAATTTTGAACGCCATCTGACGCGCACGGGCGCGCATGAAGACCTGATCGGTATACTGGTTAGCCGTAGTCTGGATCACGCGCTGGCTATCCGCAGCGTCAGACTGGACCGAGCCACCGGGGAAGTTACGTGGGATCACGGTCAGCGTTGCTTCTGGGTTAGCTACTGCAGACCCATCAAAGTCAACGTCGGGGATGATGCGACGGATCAACATGAAGTTGTCCCCGTCACCGATGTCAAAGGGTGAAGACTGGATGTAGCTAACAATGGGCAGCGTGTCATCGTCCGCGCCGTCCTCGTGGTTGTAGAGATAGCCATCGCCGGTAGTCACAACGCTACCACTGACGGTAACCGGCGTGTTTGCGCCCAGCGGGAAAGCACGTAGAGGAGTATCGAGCCATGCTGTACGGTCAATCGTACCGTAGTACCAGAGTTGATCGACGTAATTATAGATCACATACGCGTCGTTATAGGCGCTATCTGCAGTCGGGTAAAACCACCAGACCTCGTTCCACTGTCCGTTAGTACCACAGATGATCTGATCGGTCTGGTTGAGGTTGATATTGTTGAACACATGGTCGCGCAGGGTGCAGGGGAGCGTCTCGACGCGACCTGTATAGGCGTAGAAGTTCTCTTTACCCATCCAGTAGACGATGTTCGCTATAGACACCATGCTCCGAGGAGAAGCGATGGAGATGTTATCCGCATACTCCTGAAGCCCAAACACATCCGCCGTGCCGAGATACTGAAGCGTGTAGAGGTGGCTGTCAGTGAAAACCAAAACTTCTTGGCGTGTCGGCAGGGCGCGGACGATACGCGAACCACGAGAAACACGGATAAAACCAGCCGAGGTGAACTCAGATGGGGTCCAGTCACCGGGGCTATCTTGAGCCGCCCAGCGGATAAGCATGGGGTCGAAGTCCGCCGTGCTAGTCGAACCAAATGACACTGCCCCAAAGGCAATAAGGTGCCTATCCTGTTGTGACACCAGCAACTGCATGATTTTTACCGGGACGGCAGCAGGGTCTTTACCTTCTGACGTAGCATAGTCTTGGAGCGTTATCGCATGGGTAGCCAACGAAGTAGTGGGGTCGGCCACCGCGCCGCGCACCCACCAGTAACCCGCACCGTTGCGGATGTTCATCACAAGATCATTGTCGAAGTTGTCGAACCACCAGTCGCGCTGCGGAAGGTTGATACCACCCGTGGTGCTACCTAGACCCCAAGCATCACGCCCCCAAGTACCCGCACCCCAGCCGAGGCCCTGAACGGTGATGGCATTGCCCGGTTCGATTTCGGCCTGCACGGTGAACCCTGCGCCGCTTACGGACGCATTGGATGTAGCTGCCGTCGTCGTGGGGAACGTGAAGGTGTTAGCCCCCGTCTTGGTGATCGTACGGATACCGTTGATCTCGACAGCAGGAATACCACCCAATGCTGACATACCAGCAATAAGCACAAGCTCGCCGGTATCGAGCCACGCGGGAAGCGCGGTCGTCGTGGTCACTGTTACCAGACTGATCGTGTTGCTTACCGCAAACGTGTTCGACCCAGCCAGCGCCGTATCGAAGGGGGTGATGTTGTGGTAGACACCGCCGTTCTCGATATAGACGCGGTCGTTTGTACCCAGTGCGAGCAAGTTATCCGAGTAGGTAGTGATCCAGTTCCACATCTGGCGGCACACACCGACAAGCGCAGTAGGCGAAGCCTTTACCCAACCACCAATCTTCTGTGGGTAGCCCGAGCGAAACCGGATTTTGTCGCACTCGTACCAACCACCCTCGTTGGAGTAGTCGGTCTGGTCGCGGTTCACACCCGGCTTAAACTGGAGCTTGATGAAGGGCATCCAAGGACTCCGTTAGGTGGCGTCAGCTTCAAGGGTCACTGAAGCGGTTGCCCGTACAGTGCTAGTCGCAGTGTCCCTAACCTCTATAGTCAAAACACAAGTCAGCAAGTTACCCGGAGTTGCGGTTAGCATCCACGACCTAAAGGTAGACACTACAAGCCACGTAGCAAGGGCACTACCGGCTGGAGTGTTACCCGAGACAAGCGTAGCCCGGACTTCATAGTTACCTGTCGTAGATGGGATACTATCCCACTGCTCAGATTGAGTGTACGCACCACTAGTATTAGCGGCTGTGTACACATAGCTATCAGGGTCTAGACCGTAGCCCGCTCGCGCATTGACAGCACCACCAGAGGTAAAAGAAATAGTACGTGGAGTGGTAAGCTGAATGAGGGGGCCGCCAGCGCCACCAAGCAGCATCATTTGAATACCGCTCATTAGCTGACTCCCGCGCCGGAGATAACCGCTTCGGTCGCACTGTTGAACCAGATGGTGGCCAAGCCGCGCGCAGCCAGCGTACGGTTACCCGTAGTGGTTGTCCCTCCAAGGCGCAGGGTTGTGACCCCCGCCGTGATCGTGATGGCTGACCCGCTATCGTTGTAGATAGAGATGGCGTCCCCGGCAGCGAAAGTGCTGTTTGGGATCGTGATACCA